AAAGAAGAATTAAAAAAACAAGCACGTTTGGAATTAGCCAGACGTGATTTTTTTGAATATTGTAAATTAACTGCACCAGATTTTTATAAAGATGATAGACAATTTTTAAAAAGTATGTGTAATGAATTACAAGACTTTTACAAAAGTGATGATAGAATTTGCGTAATAAATATGCCACCAAGACATGGCAAATCAAGAACAGCAGGAAAATTGGTTGAATGGGTATTTGGAAACAATAATAAAGAAAAAGTAATGACGGGTTCATATAATGAAATATTGTCAACAACATTTGCAAAATCAGTAAGAGATACAATAGCCTCAGAAAAGACAGAAGGAATAATAGTATATAATGACATATTTCCGGATACAAGAATTAAATTTGGCGAATCTAGTGCAAATAAATGGGCTTTAGATGGAAGTGGACAAGCAAATTATTTGGCAACGTCACCAAAAGGAACTGCAACTGGTTTTGGTTGTACTTTAATGATAATAGATGACTTAATAAAGAATGTTGAAGAGGCATACAACGAAAATGTCTTACAAAAACAAATAGACTGGTTTAACAATACAATGTTATCAAGAACAGAAACAGGATTCAAATTGATAATTATTATGACAAGATGGTCCAGCAATGATTTGGCTGGTTATATATTAGAAAATTATGACAATGTGAGACATATAAACTATAAAGCAGTTCAAGAAGATGGCTCAATGTTGTGTGATGCAATATTAAATAAAGAAGACTATGAATTAAAAACTAAAAATATGAATAAAGACATTATATATGCGAACTACCAACAAGAGCCAATAGATGTGAAGAATAGATTATATACAGCATTTAAAACTTATGAAAAATTACCACCAGCACATTATATTATGAATTATACAGATACTGCAGATGAAGGCGAGGATTATTTATGTTCAATAGATTATCAGATGTATAACAATGAATACTACGTCTTAGACGTTATTTATACACAAGAATCTATGGAAGTAACGGAACCTGCTGTAGCCAGAATGTTAACAAAAGATAATGTGGGAAATGCCAATATAGAAAGCAATAACGGTGGACGAGGATTTGCAAGGAACGTACAAAAAGAGCTAAAGGAGTTAAAGAATACTCACACAAAAGTAAATTGGTTTCATCAGGGAGAAAATAAAGTCGCAAGAATATTAAGCAATTCAACTGGAGTGATGAATAATATATATTTCCCGATTAATTGGGAAGATAGATGGCCAGAATTTGCAAAACATTTAAAACATTATGTAAGAGCAGGAAAGAATGAACATGATGATGCTGAAGATTGCTTAACGGGAGTTTATGAACACCCAAGACCAAATACAATACAATTTGGATATGTAAAACCAGTATAGGAGGAAAAATAATGATACAGTGGAACGAAGAAACACTAGAGAATGAAAATAGTGTAGCTCAAATATTAATGTTAGCGGATAAAGAGTGGAACGCAAGAAAACAATTATATGAAAGAATAAGAAGAAAAACAGATAATTCAGAGCTAGTAAGTATAAATGATGACAAAATAAAAGTTGCATTTGAAAATTATATTAATTCAATGGTAACGGGGTATTTTGCAGGAAAAGCACCAGTATATGATGTTGAAAAAATATCAGATCCAACAAAATTAAATATAATAAAGAAGTTGTTTAATAAAATATTTAATATAGATGCAAATAAAGATGAAGAATTAAAAGTTCTTATAGATTATATAAGTAAATATAATGATGATTCAACAGAATTTTTTGATTTAGCATTTGACTATTTTGGAATGAGAGGGTGCTATGAAGTATTATATGAAAATGAAGATAATGAAATAGTATATACAAAACAAAGTGCATTAAATACAATAGGAATATTTGATTATTCAACACCAGTAAAACAAATAGGGCAACTAAGGAAATGGACTGAAAGAGATAAAAACGGTGCAGATATAACAATAGTAGAATTAACAACAATAAATGGTAAAAGATACTATTCACCAACACCAAATGATTATAAAAAATTACAAGAAGATAAACAGAAATTTGAAAAAAGTAAATGGAATATGCTTCCTTGTATTGCAATAGAAAATGAAATGGGACTATCAAGTTTTGAATTGGTAGTCTCATTAATTTGTGCTTACGAAAGAGTAATACAAAATAGTAGAAATACGTTCCAATATAATGATGATGCAAAATTAAAAATAACAGGCTATGCACCACAAAATGAATTAATGACAACAAAATTAGATAAAGAAGGTAATCCGGAATTAGATGAAAATGGACAACCTAAGCAAGTAGTTAACAAAGCAAGAGAAGAAGAAGACAAAGCGTTATTGAAAATGCAAGTATTTTATACACCAGACAATTCAGGCGATATTGCTTGGGTTGAAAAGAGTGTACAAGATACAGCATTAGAAAATCATAAAAAGACATTAATAGATTTAATTGCTATGATAAGTGGAGTGCCTAATATAACAGACTTAGGATTTACCAACGCAGATAATGCAAGTGCATTAGATAGAAAATTCTTTGCATTAGAGCAGATGATAACAGATGCAGATAAACATTTTAAACAAGCAATATTAAGAAGATGGGAAACCATTATAGACAGAATAAATAAAAGAAAACATAAATCTTATGACTTTAGGAGCATAAAAATTGATTTACAAAGAAATTTACCAACAGACAAAGACACAGAAACAACAAGAGCATTAAAACTAAGAGGATTACTAAGTGATGCAAGTATAATTGATATGTTACCAGATGACTTAGATAGCAATTCAGAACTAGAAAAGATAGATAAACAAAATGAAGAAAATATTAAAAAGAATTTAGAAAACATGGCAAAGATTGGACAAGATACAACAGAAGTTGAAACCAATAATAAAATAGTCAACAATAAATCAAAACAAGATAATGGAAAGCAAGATAATTTAATAAGGAATGGAGAAAAAAATGATGTTAAACCCATATAATCCAAAAATCAATAAAGGATTAAAGATAGAATACAGTAACAAAATATATGACAAGATTATATACCTAAATATTTCTGATAATGAAATACACTTTGAAAACAAAGAGGATGATTCAATAACTAATAATATTGCATGTAAATTAAATGAAGTGAAAATAACATTAGAATAGAGGTGCTTTATATGTGGGAACAACACGATGATTATATGAAACAATTAAAGCAACTATACAATAAAACATCAAAACAAACTCAAAATCGCTTGCAAGAACTATTTGACACATTTAATTTTACATCGGAGAATATATATGACATAGTAGATAATAAAAATAAGAAGAGAATAAATATATACATAGAACAATGGAAAGAACAAGGATTGCTAAAAAATAATAACTATTTTAGTGTATTAGCAAATAATATTTACAATCGAACAAGAGTAAAGAATAGTGAAATACTAGAGTTACTTATATATTCAGCATATATAGAGGAACAAAACAAACTTGAAAAACAAGAAAAACAAATAATGTATGAAGATGCTAATTATTACTATGAACAAGGACAGAAAGAAGTAAATAAGAAGAAAAAGCCATCAATATTAGCGATGGCTTTATTTCTTGTATTATTAGACCAACCTAATTATTCAGGCTTTAATTGGAAACAATATATTGAAGCTACAATACAATATAATGCTCAACAAATATACAAACAAGCAATTTTAAATATACAACAACAAAAATACCTAGAAATCGATTCTAATGAATTTCAAATAATAATAAATAGACAAAATAATCAAAAACTTAATATGAATAATGACAAGATATCAGGTGCAGTAGATTTACAAATGATAGGCCTAAACAATTTAGCTAAACTAGAAGGAATAAAATCAAATGCAGACGATGATGCACAAGTAGAATTTTGGGCAGTAACGGATGAACATAGTACAGAAATGTGTCAATCAATGAATATGATGAGATTCTATATAAACAAAGAAAATAAATTTGATAGGTATTGGGGCAACAGTAAAAAAGATGTTAAGATTATGCCAGTTAGTGTAAAAGGGCTTGTACCTCGGAATTAATCTACCTCCAATAATGTATTATTGGCACTGGTGCCGAAGTACAATAAGATATTTGCCACCAGTTGAAAAACAAAAACAAGCAGAGTATAATAATATTGATTATATAAGAAAAAATAACTATACTAATAGCAAAAATCTAGATAGTAATATAAAAAAAGCTATAAAAGCATTACCAATAAAAATTCAAGGACTTATAAAAGATACAAAATTTAAAATATCTAAAGATAATAGTTGCTATGATAGGAGAAAGGATATAATATATCTATTAAAAGATAGTGATAAATATGAGATATTACACGAAATAGGTCATACAATAGAAACAAAATTAGATTTATTACATGATAAAAAGTACATAGAAATACAGAAAAAAGGATTAGAGGATATAAATATAATAACAGATACACAAAATATAAAGTATTATCAAGATAATATGTTTTTGAATGATACAGGAAAGTTTATATCAGAATATCAAAGAAGAATATATGACAATGATATAGATAACAATTATATTATAGATTATAATACATACAAGTTTAACACAAGAACATTAGGAGAATATTTTTCAGAAGGATTTAGATGTTATTTTGAAGAAAATAAATTACTAAAAAGAAAAGATATAGAATTATATAATTACATTAAGGAGGTTTTGAAATGACAGAAGAACAAGTACAATATGTTTTAAATTCGGAAAGATATATAGAAGCAGTAAAAAAAATGATGGCAATATATCCTAATGGTTTTGATATAAAAAAAATAGATAAAAGAATAAAAAATAAATTAGAAGAATTAACTAATAAATACGATAGCATACAAAAACCAGTTCAAATAAAAAAAACAAATAGCACTTACTAAGAAGTAGGTGCTTTTATTATGGAAAGAAGGTGGAAAAATGAACGATAGAGCAAAATATTTAACAGTAGATGAAGAAAAAAACAACAGAATACAACATATAAGAGAATGTTTCTCAATTATCTATGATGAAATAGATTTAAAGTGTAAATCAGGTAGAGAAACATCATTAGCATTAACAAAATTAGAAGAAGCACAATTTTGGGCTATAAAAGGAGTAACAAGGGAGGAAAAATAATATGTGGTTATTAGTTTTAATATTAAGCATTAAATTACAAATGCCAACTTGGTATTGGATTATATTTACTATAATAACAATATTTAGGCCATTTATAGGGCTATTTTGTAATATTATAGAGAAATGAAATAATAAAAACAACAAATAAAATTGATACACCAGATAATGTATTAAAAGATACACTGGAGCATTCAATTAATAAATAAGTTATTAACATTTTATAATTATAAATTTTTAGACGTAGACGTACGTCTATTTTTTATGCCTTTTTACTGATTGCAGGCTATAAAGAACAACAGAATTTTTAAATGTAACAATTTGGGCAAAAGAACAAATTGGGATAGGAGAAAATATGGAAGGCGAAAACCAAAACGCAAATAACACAAACATTGATGTAAGCGGGGCAAATAATGTAACGAATAACAATCAAAACAACCAAACACAGACTTTTGACGATGTTCTAGCAAACAAAGAATATCAAGCAGAATTTGATAGAAGAGTTCAGAAAGCAATACAAACACATGAAACAAAATTAAAAGAACAGTGGAAATTAGAACAAGATACACAAAAGTCAGAAGCAGAAAAATTAGCTCAGATGAATGAGACACAAAAACTTCAATATCAATTGAAGAAACAATCAGAAGAGAATGAAAAAATTCAAAGAAAATTAAATGCTAGGGATTTAAAAGACGAAGGTTTTAAGATTGCAACAGCACCTGATACAGCATTTGATCCAGAATTTTTAAATCTTTTCGACTATGAAAACATGACAGCAGAGCAATTACAAGAAAAGACAAAACTTATAAAAGCAATTCAAGACAGAATTGTTGAGAAAGCAGTTAATGAGTGGTCAAAAGAAAAACCACCATACAATCCGGACCCATCTGGTAATAAGTCAAGTGCTGATGAAGCAATAAGAAAGGCAATGGGACTAAAATAAGAAAGGAAGAATAAAAAATGAACAATATTGAATTATCAACAATTTACCTACCTAAATTGGACGAGGTATACAAGAATGAAGCAAAAACATCTATCTTAGATGGAGATGAAACAACAGTACAAAAAGGCCTAAACGGAGAAATAAAAGTAGCTAAACTAGATATGGACGGTTTAGGAGATTTCTCAAGAAATGATGGATACACAAAAGGTTCAACAAGTTTCAAATGGGAAACAGTAAAATACGACAAAGAAAGAAGTCAAGATTTAAGAATTGACAGATTAGACAATCAAGAAGCATTAGGATTACCTTTTGCTAGATTATCTGGAGAATTTGTAAGAACTAAAGTAGTTCCTGAAACAGATGCTTCAAGAATTGCAAAAATTGCAGGAGTAGATGGAATATCAAGAAAGAAGGAGACTCTTTCTGATGGAGCAGGAGTAGTAAGTGCATTAAGAGCTTGTACAAACAAAATGGACGAAGATGAAGTTTCAACAGAAAACAGAATTTTATTTATAACACCAACATTAAAAGGAATGATAGATGACTTAGATACAACTAAATCAAAGAAAGTTTTAGAGAGATTTAAAACAATAATTGAAGTTCCTCAAACAAGAATGTATACAGCAGTAACATTAAATGATGGAAAAGAAAATTACGGATATGAAAAAGCAAAAGATACATACATTAAGTCAAAAGATACAGCTGTAGTATCAGGAAAGGCATATTACACAGAAAGTTCTGGAACATATTCAAAAGTAACTTCTCCAACAGGAAATCCTTCAACATCAGATTACTACGAATTAATAGAAGGTGGAAAAGATATAAACTTCTTATGCGTTGAGAAATCAGCAGTAGTAACAGCAATGGATCAATTCATCAAATACTTTACACCAGACGAAGATCAAAACGGAGACAGCAATGTGTTCAAATATAGAAACAATAATTTATATGGACATGTATACGAAAACAAATTAGCTGGTGTATATTGCTCATACGAAGGCTAGGAGGTGAACAAGATGGCAACATTTATAGGACTAAGAATAAATAAAGAAGCAAAAGAAACTGAACCAAAAGCTAAGAAAGAAAAGGCAAAAGAAACTGAACCAAAAGCTGAAAAAGAATAATTAAGGAGGCAATAGAAATGGCAGAAACCAGTAATATAGATAAAATAATAGCTGATTTGGGAGCTAATTATAAAGACGACAAAGAGGTTCTAAGTGAAATATTAGAGGAAGTAAGCTCTATTGCCTCTGATATTTCTAATAGACAAAAAAACGACGAAAAATTATTTCCATATATAAAAAAAGCAACAAAAGCAATATATCTGTCAAGAGGTGCTGAGGGCTTAACGAGTCGAAACGAGGGTTCTATTTCAACATCGTTTGAAGATATTATAGATAAGTTAAGAAATGACATTATAAAATCTGGGCTAAGGAGGATTAAGTAATGTTATTACGAGATTTAACAAAAGTATATATATCAGAATATGAAGAGATAGAAGACCACGGAGAACCAGAAAAAAAATGGAAATATAAAGGCGTAGCTTGGTTAAATATGCAACAAGATGTTAATGAACTTGACAGAAAATCTACTGGAGAAGTCGATTATAGTACATATAAGGCAAGAACAACAAATGAATATGACATACAAAAGGGAAATGGAATATCATTTGAGGATATCACAAAATTAAAGGAATTTAAGCCTCAATATAAAGTAACCGATAAAAATAAAATCGGAAATACTTATTTATATATATGTGAGAAGGTGCAAGAATGATAAGCTGTAACATTAAAGTAAAACATAATTTCAAAAATATAAATGCTATAACTCAAAAATTGCCACAAATAGCAAAAGAGATAACCGAAGATGTTTTGAAGAACATTAGAGGTTATGCTGTAAGGCTAGAAAAAGGACATAATGAAGAAGGTATATTAGTCGAAATGGTTGATATGTCTACTAAAGAAGTGAAGGGGCGTGTTTATGCGGACCCTTCAAAATTTATGTCCAATGGAGTTTCATATTTATTTTTTGAATATTTTGGAACTGGTGCAAATGCTGAGATGGAACATGTGGGAAAATCAAAACACTTTATAGAAAGTGGCTACACAGAATGGTTCATTCCAGTTTCTAAAGTAGAAAAAGCACTTGGTTATCCAATAGTCAATATTCAAGGAGTAGATTTCTATATTGCTCATGGAATTAAGGCAAATCATTTTATGGGTGATGCTGGTTTTCAAAGTAGAGATGAGAATGTAGATATTGTTAAAAAGAAAATAGAAGCAATGCTGAAGGAGGTATGTAAATGAAAGATTTAAGTATAAAAGAGTTTAGCGATTTAGTGTACGACAAGCTAGATTCATTAAAATATAAACAAATTCTAACAAATCCAACAACAACAAGTAAGTTTCCTTGTTTGGAATTACATACACCTTTAAAATCTGTGAATTTAACAGAAAATGCATTTCCTATATTTTCTACATTTCAAATATCAATAACTTGTTGGAATGCAAAACAACGTCAAGCTATGCAAATGACAGATGAAGTTGATACAAAACTTCAAGAATATAATTTTATAAGGACAAATACCAGTCAAGCAGTATATGACTCTATACTGCAAAAATACGGTATAACGATAACATTTGAGGTTCGTTATAATTCAATAACGGCCTCTTTTAATTTAAAATAAGGAGGAATTTAAAATGGGAGATGGACAAGAAACAGAAAAAACAACAACACCACAAGTAGCAATGAAAGCGAAAGTGTCTTATGCAACAACATTAACAGGAGATAGAACTGATATAGGTTACGTTCAAAAAATAGGACAACTAAAAACATTAAAAGAAGGACAAACATATAGTGCTTTAGATTTAGAAGAAGAAAGAATGGCAAAAGGAAAAAGAAAAGCAGAAACTGTTGACATAGAAATGATGTTTATACAAAAAACGCATAAAGCTATTCAAGCTATTGCTGATGCAGATACAACAATATTCTTATTTTTAGAATATCCAGAAACAACAGCATCAGTTGCTAACAAACCACTAGTTCAGTCAGTAAAATGCACTGTAGACATAGCAGGTCAAGAAATGAACGATGGAGACTTTATAAAAGATACAATGAGAGTATATAAAGAGTCAAAAGTAGTAGAAACAGACGGATATCCAGTCGAAGGAGATTCAACAAAATTTTAAGAGAGGGTCCAAGAGCTCTCTCTCTTTTGCAAAGGAGAGAAAATAAATGATAATAGAGACAAAAAACAAAACGATTAATTTAGTACTAAAAACAAGAAAAATAGTAGAAATAGCTAATCTACTCAATAACAAAAACTTTGAAGAAGCTTTTACAAAGGCGTATTCTATTTTAGATCCAGAAGCGTTATCTAAAATACTATTTAAATTGGCAGAAAATGAAAATGGAGAGAGTTTCTTTACAAAATCTAGTGATGTATACGACTTTATAGATGAGTGTAGAGCAGAAAACATGACAATTAGTGGCTTATATGAGAAGATTGCGGAGGCTTTGAATGATGAGGGTTTTTTCAGGAAAAAGATGTCAAAGAAAGAACTAAAAGAAATGACATCAAATCCATTGTCAACTCTGAATATGAACGAATTAATTCAAAAATCAGCAGAAGTTGCAGTAAGCAAAATGGCAGAACAAGTTATATCAAAAGCTTAAGAGATATAAATACAAGAATAAAAGAATCAAGCAATGTAGTAGAATTAATTGAGTCTTTAGCAATATTAGCATATTATTTAGGAATGAAACCAAACGAATTTTGGAACTGTAGGTATTCTGAAATAAAGACATATTGTCAAGCTAATTTGGTAAGAAAAAATGACAATCTTATAGAGAAGATAGATTTACAAGAAGCAGTAACAAATAAATTAATAGTAGGTAACTGTATGAATCCTAATGCTAAAATAATATTGATTAGAGATAGTTATAAAGAACTTTTTGATACTCAAGAAGAAGAGCAAACCTTAGAAGAACAAAAAAGGCTTTTCAAAGGGTAAAGTTAGCAAAAAAAATAAATTTATATTGTTCGACAAAAAATGACAGACTTCGACAGATGTAATGTGTTAAACTTCTTTTATAATTATAATAAAAGGAGGAGCTTTAAATGGAGAAAAAGAAAAGTGGATTTGGAACAGCTAGTTTAGTATTAGGAATAATAGGAGTTTGTACATCATTTATCCCAATTGTAAACAATGTATCTTTTATCTTAGGCTTGATTGGAGCAATATTTGCAATAATATCACTAATCAAGAAAGCTAGCAAAGGTCAAGCTGTAGCGGGAATCATTTTATGTATTTTGGCAATGGTTATTACATTAAGTGCACAAAAAGCATTAGGAGAGGGGCTAAATGAAGTTAGCAGTAATTTAGACAAGGCAACAGGGAATAGTACAGAAGAAATCCTCGCTAATGATGTAGATGTACAATTAGGAAATTTTGAAGCAACTAGAGGAGAATATGGACTTACAGAAACAAAATTAACTGTTAGGGTAACAAATAAGACTAACAATAAAAAGTCGTTCAGTTTTCATATAGAGGCTGTTGATAGTAATGGTTCAAGAATCAATGAAGACTATATTTATGCAAATGATTTAGGCTCAGGACAAAGTCAAAATTTTGATATATTCACACTAGTAACATCAGACAAAATAGACATGATGAAAAATGCAACATTCAAAATTGTTGAAGCATCAATGTATTAATAAGTAAAAAATAAGAAGACAAACACTTACAGAAATGTAGGTGTTTTTTTATGTTAAAAATAAAAAAGAAGGGAGGAATTTAAATGACTGTAGAAGAAATAGAAATTATAGTAACTGCTAAAGTAGAAGAAGCTTTAAAAGAGTTTCAAAAAATACTACCAGAAATGACAAAAATCATAAAACAAGCACAAGAGCAATTAACCAATATTGATATGTCAAAATTACAAAAAGCAGTAAAGCAACAAATGCCATTATTTAAAAAGCAAATTAAGAACTTAAAAAAGAGTATTGAAAACGATGATATATCTATAAAAATTAATAATAAAGATGCAAAAGAACAAATAACTCAAACTCAAAAGCAAATAGATAGTCTACAAGAAAAGATAAATGCCCGAAAACTAAAATTAGATTCTGTTAAACAAAGTGCAGATCAAATGTACCTTAACAATAAAAATAATGATGGTAGTGTAAAAGAAAATTTAGGGAAGAATACTGAATATATAAAATTAATTCAACAAGAGAGAGAGTTAAATACTGAAATACAAATTTACAATAAATTATTAGAAGATGCCAAAAATAAGATGGCAGAACTTAAAGATGCAAGTAATTCACATGAAATACAAGGACCGTTGAATAATCTTAAAGAAAAATTGGAATTTATAAAGCCTGTAATATCAACGATTAAAGAAGGCTTCAAGAATTTATTTACGGGAAATTGGTATGATACAGATTCTTTCGATTTAGGAGAATCAGAAAATCAAATAAGATTAATAGATTTGAAAATTGATAAAATCGAAAACAAAATAAGAGATTTTCAATCGGGAAAAATTACATTAAGTGATGAAGATATTGCTAAAGCAGAGGTGGAACTTGATGCTTTATATCAAAAAAAAGAAAAAATAGAAAACGACGATTCTACTTCTATGGGTTTCTTCAAAAAATTTTCAAAAGGAATAAACAGTGCTGGAACTCAAATAGGTTCATTTTTTAAAAAGTTCAAAACTGGATTTAATATAGGAGACAGTATAAAGTCAGGGGTAAAGCAAATTGCCAAATATGCTTTAGCTCTTTTTTCATTGCGAGGGATATATTCAATATTAAGTAATTGTGCTCAAAGTTGGTTATCAAGCCAAAATACACAAGCAAAACAATTAAGTGCTAACATTGAATATATGAAATACGCAATGGGAAGTGCATTAGCACCAGTTATACAATTTGTAACTAATCTAGTATATCAATTAATGAAAGCAATACAAAGTGTAGCTTATGCTATGTCGGGAGTTGATATATTTGCAAAAGCAAGTGCAAGTTCGTATGCGAGTATGGCAAGTAGTGCAAAAAATGCTAAAAATGAAACAAAGCAATTAGCAGGAGTACATAATGAAATAAACAATATTTCTGATAATAATTCAAATAGCGGAAGTACATCGCCAAGTTTTGACCTGTCTGGAATTGATAACACTCCAAATAGTATTATGGACGCTATAAAAAACGGAAATTGGTACGAAGTTGGAGCAACAATTGGGAATAAGCTGAATGAAGCTTTAAATAAGATACCTTGGGATAAGATACAAAATACAGCAAAAAAGATTGGAACTAATATTGCACAATTTTTCAATGGCTCAATAGAGAAGATAGATTGGGACCAAATTGGAAATACTATTGCTCAAGGAATAAATACAGCTATTTATTTTACTCAATCGATTGTTCATACATTTAATTGGTCAAATTTAGGAAGTGCTGTAGCTAATACAATAAATGGATTCTTCAAAAATACTAATTGGGGAGCTTTGGGAGACACAATAAGTATAGGCATTAAAGGTGCATTTAATGGAGTCACAGCATTTTTCAAAGACTTTGATTGGAGTCCTATTGTTCAAGGCTTAATAGATTTTATAACAGGCTTTAACTGGAATGACGTTGTGGATGCAATATTTAAGGCATTGGGTTCAGCATGTGCCAGTCTTGTTAATCTTGGAATGGTTATAGGAGAAAAGATTAATGAAGCACTTGAATGGTCAAAAGAATTTTGGCAAAAAGAAATTGAAGACTGCGGAGGAAATATTGTTCAAGGAATATTAAAAGGAATAATAGATCAAACATTAATGATAGGCGAATGGATATATGATCACATATTTAAGCCTTTCATAGACGGATTTAAAAATGCATTTGGAATACATTCACCATCTACTGTTATGATAGAAATGGGTGGATATATAATAGATGGTTTAAAAAATGGACTACTAGGAATATGGGATAAAGTAAAGCAACCATTTATTGATCTTAAAAATAATCTAACTAGTAAATTCACAGAAATAAAAAGCGATATTTCAAACTGGTCAAATAATACCAAAACGACAATTTCAAATTGGGGAAATGATGTAAAGAACAAGATTAGTTCAGCATGGAGCAATGCATCACAGAACGTAAATAACATTGTAAATTTTCTAAAAAACAATATTTCAACAGGATTAAATGGTGTTAAAAATATTGTTTTAAATTGGGGCGATAGCATAAAAAATACTTTTTCTAATCTAGGTAGAAATGCAATAACGTGGGGAACAGATTTAGTAAGTAATATGGCCTCGGGGATTAAAAACAACATACATAAGGTTACTAGTGCAGTAAATTCGGTTGCAAGCAAAATTAAAAACTTGTTAGGCTTCTCTGAACCAGAAGAAGGACCACTAAGCAATTTTCACACATATATGCCAGACATGATTGACTTAATGACTAAAGGAATCAAAGATAATGTCGGAAAGGTAAAAAATGAGATTGAAAATTTAGCAGGAACGATGTCTTATACAATAAACACAGAAGCAATACAGGGCATTTCTTCTACAAGTCCTAATATAAAACCAATAAGCATTCAATCTAATAATACGATAGGTATGTTTGAAGATGTATTGTCAGATTTTAATGGCAACAATAGACAACCAGTACATATAACCATTCAATATTTAGGCAAAGACATCTTTGATGACACAATAGATTATATAAATTCAAAGACCCGCAGAACGGGAAGAAATACAATAGTAACGGTAGGTGATTAATATGTTATGGAGAGAACATGGAGTAACAGACAATCTTCCGACTCCAAGCACATATAGTGCGGATATAGAAGACACAGACAATGATAGTTATACAAGCAAAAAGACAGGAGCACTGATTGATAACCCGATAGCAATAGGAATGTTAAAACTTTCGATGGCGTGGAATTTAAACTCAGAGGAAGAAGCGGAAAACTTAATTCAGAAGACATATAAAAATCCTCTTGTACTAGATGTAAAGGTTCCAGTTGTAAATGGTGGATTTTTAGAAGGAGCCAAATTCAGAGTTTCCAAAAGAAAAGTAGAGATGATAGATACAGAATTAAATACGAGTACTTCTAAAACAAGATGGAAGTGCTCTTTTAATTTGATGCAAAAAGAATTAACAGAGGCACAAAAACAAGCTGTAAAAAATGTAAATTCATAGGAGGCTATAAATGTATAATACAACTCAAGATTATAAAGATAAAATATTAAACGATTCAACTCAACATGAATTAAATATATATATTGACAATAATAAGATAGAGCCAAACCACATTATAGACTTCAAATCTACATTAGAGTTATTTAATAATAATGAATTTTGTTTGGGAAGTACTCCAGAAATAGACATTGAATTTGAGATAGACAGAAGAGACTTACCAGAGTCTTATAACGAAGTTCACGTTGAAAGTGGATTGGAAGATGAAATAATACCAATCGGAAAATTTACAATTCAATCAATAGAAGATGACGAATTTAAAGTTAAAATCAAAGCTACAGATTATATGAAAAAGTTTGATGACAATAAATATGATGGTAGCGACTTAACTTACCCAGCAACGATGCTACAGGTATTGCAAGATATATGTACTAAGATAGGAGTAGAACTTGGGTCTACTTCTTTTCTTAATGATGATAAGCAGATAGCAGTATATGACAATACTGTAACAGCAAGAACATATATAGGTTATATTGCAGAACAAGCTGGAGGATTTGCTGTAATAGGCAGAGATGGAAAATTGTATATTAAAACATTTGGCGAAGATACTGCGAATATTGACATCAACTTATTTGGCAATTTCAAATGGGGAGATAAATTTAGTGTTTCAAAAGTTTCTTATGAAGATGGAACACAGAATTACAAATTTGGAGATGAAACAGCAAGCACTGTATATATAAATCAAAATAATATGTACATAGTAGATAGCGAACAAATAGAAAACATCTATAATCAAATAAAAGACTTTGAAGTATATTCATTTGAGGGAGAAACTATAATAGATCCTGCTTATGATATTGGAGATATTCTTATAATTGATGGAAAAAAAGTTATATATCAGGGAGAACTTGAATATGCTGGCAAATTCAAAGCAAGTATAAAGAGCAAGATACAAGCAAAAACTGAACAAGAAAGCATGCAGACAAAATCCAACAATTCTGAAAAAATAAGAAGAGTTCAAAGTGAAATCAATCAAATTGATGGAAAAATAACACAATTAGTTCAAAAAACTACAGAGCACGAAGAGAAGATAACTCAGGTAGAGCAAGACGTAGATTCAATTAAACAAAAAGTAGCAGATACAGTTGACTACAAGCGTGATGTTGAAGGAATTACAGAAATACATTTAGAGAATGCAAAAGAAATCAATATTTTGAACTTAATAATTGAGGGAAACAAGAAGTATGAATGCAACTTATATCCTGATGAGGATTTATATCCATCATCAGACTTAAACGTAAATCAGGAGGTGATGTAATGTGCAGTACAAAATAATAGTAGACAAGCAAAGCAGAACGAATCCTTCTGCAGACAAAAAAGAATACGTTATTAATATAGAAGAACTAAGAACAAACGGAAATATAAGTGACAGTATAGTTATTACTAAAGATGAAGCTTACGTTTTGCGTAAGTTAAAGCTAACAGAATATCTTGTGCTAGAAGAGCTAGAAAATCCAGTCAAGCAGACTTTGGCTGATGCGAAGATAGAGTTGTTTGAAGGAGATAATTACATATATTTAATAGACATGACAGGCAACAAATTTTACGCTGAATACATCATTAAAAATGACTTAACGGATATGTATGCTACTAAATTAGAGCTTAGCACTGCAATAAATCAGACAGCAGACCAAATTCAATTACTTGCAAAACAAAAGTTGGGAAAAGAGGAACTTTCAACTGAGTTACAGGTTAATTCTGAAGCAATAAAAATAGCATGGAATAAAATATCTGATTATATACAGATGATGATTGCTAATGGAAATGCAAGTTTGGCGATATTAGATCAAAACAAAAAAATTCTTATGGCTTTGGACAAAACTGGTCAGCACTTTTATAACAATGGCAAAACTATGGATATTGGTGCTTTTGACTGTTATTTTCCTTCTTACGATAATATATACAAAAGTTTAATGTTCGCATTAAATGAAAAATCAACAAACAATTTTATGGCTTGGGGCTATAAGACCACTGCTGAAAATGGGAAGACAACTTATATTCCAGTTATATATCTTGGTGGAAATTCTGATGACGATTATGGTTTTCATATTGAAAACGATATTATTTTGAATTTCAATAAGATTAGGTTTAAAAAGTCAAAGATTTATGATAATAATGATAGTTTATGTTTTGAGATTGGAGAAGACTTGTTTTATGGAGATACAAGAGATAACAAGGAAATTTTCAGTGTATATAACAATTCAAATGGAACAAAAACCTTTAGAATTTTTGGAGATGATAGCAATCCAATAATGATAGATAGTAGCGGAAACTTTGTATTAGCGAGTGGAAAAATAATACTAGACAATAATGGAAATATTGATTGTGTACATTTATATCAGACTGGAGATTCTTCTGATATAAGAATAAAAAGCAACATAAAAGATAGTTCCGAGTCAGCAATAGATATTATTAATAAAATTCATCATAAAGAGTTTGACAAGAAAGACGATAATACTCACTATAAAATAGGGTATATTGCACAAGAGATGGAACAGATAGATAAAAACTTTGTAGTCAAAAAACAAGCTAATAAAGAAAAGGGAATAGAAGAAAGGTATTATATGAATCAATTGCCGATTTTAGCAACGGCAACAAAGGCGATACAAGAACAACAAAAGCAAATAGAAGAACTAAAGCAAAGAATAGAAAACCTTGGGAAAGGAGAAAAGAATGGAAATACTTAATTTTGAAGATGGTACAAAAACGCAAGATGCTTACGTTACCATCGATGGAGTAAATCATACAGTAACTCCAGCAAAATACACGGGCAAGATACCTTTATCAGCATATAACTTAAATAAAATGCAAAAGAATTTAGTCACGCATAAATATCAATTAAAAATCACATCTGCAGTTACGGCGGGAACAGAAGTAACAATACCGTGCTACTATAAGGTCGGACAAGCGGTGATTGACGTGTACTTGAATGGAGAACGATTATTGTTAAGCTCTGATGCAAGCGGAACAGATGGACATTATAGAGAAGTTGGAACAGCAAATAGCATATCTAATAAGATAAAAACAACAACAGACTGGGCTCTTGAAACGGGAGATGTATTAGATTTTGTAGTAAGGCGGTGATTATAGTGCAACCTAATTTGAGAGATATACAAAAAATGATAAATGATGCAGTTCTTTCAGTGAAAAAAGCAGAAAATCCTGTTGGACATATCAGAATGGAAACAACAAACACAAATCCAGCTACATATTTAGGATTCGGAACATGGGTATTATGGGGAGCTGGAAGAGTACCTGTTGGAGTTAATACATCAGATAGTATTTTTAATACAGTTGAAAAAACTGGAGGCTCAAAAACAGCAAATATATCACATACACATACGATAGCAAGTCATAATCACGGTGGAAATACTGGAAGTACAGCACTAACAATAAATCAAATACCCGCTCATACGCATGATGTTTGGCAGACTTCAGGAGGCTCTGCACAATCAACTGAAGCAAATGCTCTGTCTGGAGCGACCGCATGGAATAAAACTCTAAGAAATGTTGAAAAATTTGCTAAAAGTACTGGTGGAGGACAAGGACACATTCATACAATATCTGCATCAGGACAACAAACTACAAGTTCTGCAGGCTCTACATCATTATCATTACTACAACCATATATAACATGTTATATGTGGAAAAGAACAGCGTAGGAGGTAACGATGGAAAAGTCAGATATAATGAAACTTCAAGAAACAGAAGACAGAAGTAAATCTAATACAAAAAGATTAGATGAACATGACATTAAATTTAAGGAAATGTCAGGAAAGCTCGAAGATATTCACGAACTTACATACTCTATAAAAGAAATTGCAACAGAAGTAAAACTCATGAGAGAAGATGTAAATAAGCTAGATGCACGTGTTGGCAACATTGAAAATGAGCCAGCAAAAGATTATAAAGAAGTTAAAAAAGCTATAAGAGACAAAATAATCTTATCCGTTGTAGGTGCGATTGTTGGTGCTGTTATAGCTTTAATTATTAAATAAAATAATAGGAGGAAATTGAAATTATGGATATATCAGTATTAACACAATATTTTAGTATAGTAGTTGTAGGAATATGTTTATGTGTTGGCTACGTTATAAAAAATAGCCTTGACTTTATACCAAACAAGTACATACCACTAATAATGCTAATTTTAGGATTAGTAATTAATGTATTAATGAATTTAAACGGTATAAATGCAGAAGTAGTACTAACAGGAATGTTTAGCGGCTTAGCTTCTACAGGACTATACGAAATGTTTAAGAATTTAATTAATCAGGAGGACAAGTAGTATGAATAAAACCGCANCACACACACACACACACACACACCACATTTCTAGTGGACAAAAATGGAGCAAAGGAGGAAGTAGAGAGCAACAGAAGTTAGCAATACTTCCTCGTGATTGTGAATGATTCCAAAGTGTAAATTCAACAACAATATGAGAAAAATATGGAGTGGTAATTTATATGCATTAAATAGTTATCAACCATTTAATGAACCACTTAAAAAAAATAAACTATATATATTTGTGGTAAAGTCTTTGTCATCAGCGTACATAGAATTTATTCCGTATATTTACGGTGTGGGAAACAGTTTACAACATTCATATTACGACGGCTCAACAGTTGTTAGATGGAGAATTGCTATAAATTCAAAAGGAACTGAATTTGCATTAAATACAGATAGCTTAAATATGTCAAGTAATACTAGTGTTTTGGCAGTATATGAATTAGGTTGATAAAAACATGAATTTGCAATCGCTCTCAAAAAATAAAATGATACCAAAATGTAAAAGTTTTATAAAAAAACAAGGGGATACAATGAGTGGTCCCTTAAAAATAAAAAATATATATGAATTTGTTGGCGTTGAAAAAACAAGAACAATTAACTCTAAAGATTATACTGCCAGATTCGGAGTTGGCCAAGCTGGAACAGAAGGTTCAGCAACTTTAGAATTAAGCAATGCATCTTCTGAAATTCTTGGGAGGTTGGAAGTTCGTGCTGATGGAACAATAAAAAATCAAAAAAGCAATAAATATATTGCTGAAATAGATGCGGATTTTAAAGATTTATTGCTAGCGTCAGGAATAACGGTTGGAACAATAGCTAAGCAAGCAAAGTACAAAAAAACTGGTGGAATTGTAAGTATAATTGGAGATGTTGCTGGTGTTACAAAAGCAGGAACAATAGTTGCAACTTTACCAGCAGAATATCGTCCAAACTGTCAAATGTATTTTATTGGGACTTGTTCAGGACAAAGGGTTTGCCGCTGGTTTGTAGCAACAAACGGAAATATTACATTAGAATGGGTTTCAGATTCAAAATACGATTTGGCTTGGTATGGTTTAAATTTTTCATTCCATACCTAAAAAAAGAAAGTGAGGAAAATAGATGAATATAATAGAAACTAATTTAGAATTTAAAGATATGTTGACAAGAAAATCAACAGAAAGAATAATATTACATCATGCAGATGCAAAAAAATGCTCTGCTGACGATATACATAGATGGCATTTGAATAATGGTTGGAGCGGTGCAGGCTATCACTTTCTGGTAAGAAAAGACGGCACAATATATAGACTTCGCCCAGAGGATAAAGTAGGTGCTCATGCATATGGCTCAAATTATAATTCTTTAGGAGTATGCTTTGAAGGTAACTTCATGGAAGAAGATATGCCAGAAGCTCAAAAAGAAGCTGGAAAGGAACTAGTTGCATACTTGAAGAACAAGTACAATATAACAACAGTACAAGCTCATAGAGATGTATGTGCAACCTCATGCCCAGGAGATAAATTTCCATTTGGCGAGATTGCAAATTCTGAGACAAACAATAAAGTTATACCTCAGCCACAAGAAAACGTCCCAAAAGGCAACGTGGCAAGAATACAAGCTATTCTAAATGATAAATACGGGTTAAGTATTGCTGTAGACAACATCTATGGAAATGAAACAAAGAAAGCCTTAGTAAAAGGTCTACAAACAGAATTAAACAAACAATATGGAAGAGGTTTAGCTGTCGATGGAATATTTGGAACCAACACTTACAATTCTTGTATAAATGTTAGAAAAGGTGCAGAAGGTAATATTACATATTTAATTCAAGCAATGTTAGTATGCCATTCATTCGACATAGATGCAGATGGAATATTCGGACCTGCAACAGAAAGTGCAGTAAGAGAATTTCAATCAAGAAATGGATTATCACAAGATGGAATAGTAGGGAAAAATACATTTAATAAATTATTCAAATAAACTTTGGTAGGAGCAATCCTACCTCTTTTTTTATGCCAATTTCGCTATAGCGAAAGGATGCGTTAAATTTTAGACAATAAACTATATTCTTAAACAATTAAAATGCCTTAAAACTCATTCTCATACGTTGAATTTTTGCCTGTTTTTAGCTGTTTGACAAGTTTCGACAGACTTTTCACATAAAATTTGTTATTATATTAAAAAGGAGGACAAGCTTATGAAAGAAGATTTGGAAAAGCTTGAACTAATGATAAAAAATGATAGCCGATATGAAGATATAATAGAGCAGAGTATGCAAATGGATAAATACATAGAAAAGAAAATCGAGGGAGCGTTATAGCTTCCTCATATTTATGTTTCACATATGAAACGCAATGAATGTTATCTTAATAAGATGGAATACTAATCAAGGGGAATAATATGAGAGTAGAAATTTTATTAAGAGAAATAAGAGAAGAGAAAAGTATATCTTTAAGAAAATTATCAGAATTAACCAATATAAGTGTTAGTCAACTTAGTAAAATTGAGAGAAATGAATCCGAACCGACAATTTCAACTTTGATTAGAATATCTTTAGCATTAAAAACAGACATAAAAAATTTGTATAAAATAAAATTTTAAAGATTTCATGAATGAAAATGGGCATTTCGTGAAAGCGTTTCACATATGAAACACTATTGATTATATTACTTTCATAAACAAAGGAGGTAATATATGGAGAAATATATAAAGTTATTAAGTAATAAGTTTGAAAGCAATGAAATGGTAATACGAAGAATGGTGGATTTTGCATTAAAAGATGGATTTTCTTTAGAAGAAACAATACTTTTTATAGAGGATTTTTTTAATGCAAAAAGTATGCAATAAAGTATGCAGTAGCAAGAATAATTGTGAATAAGTTAAATTTTTGCCGAATAAATTATGTGCAAAAGGTGCGACTTTAGATATAAAAAAGTAATTTTGAATAACATGAAATAAGTATAAAATGACCAGCCCAACCAAGCAAACATAAAACAAACTTTTACGTCTTTCTATTGAGACTGTAAGGGTTTGTTTTTTATAAGAAAACAAGAAGATAGCAATTTATGTAAGAGATTTACTGTTTATTGTATAAATCAAGAAAATATGCTAATGATCATATTGCGAATTGTTAAAAATAATTAATTTTTTCGGAATGAAACTATATAATGAAATCATTATTGTTAAATTATTTGTTTTATGATAAAATAAATAAGCATACAATTTATGTGTTGGAACATATCCACGAATTATATTATAGACCCAATTTTATATTGGTTATTGTATGTAAAAATTAAGAGAGCAATTGTGCTCTCTTATGATGTTAATTAGAAGGAGAAATTAAATGTGGAATAGTTATTTCTTTCAAATACAGAGCAAGTATAGCATGAGAGTGAGCTTTAAAAATCCATTAGTTATACGATTAGATGGAAAAGATGTTACAAAAAATAAAAAATATGATTTGCTGAACAATTATGAAGGAAATTTTAGAAATACTTTAGAGAAAACAGCTGAATTTTTTACTAGAAAATATAAATGTTTAGCAATATTGGGCTCAGATGAAATAAGTTTTATTTTTACAGACCCACTAGTGGTAATAAGTGATTTAGATAAAGAAAAGTGGAATTCATCAAATGAAATAATATCAGTATTTTCACAGTACTTTTTTGATTATTTTAACGAACATAATAAGCAATCTAAAGTGTTTTGGCATGGCAAGTGCTTTTCTATAAGAAATGAAAAAATAAATTCATATATAAAATTCAGGTCAAGCATAATAAAAAATGTAATGACAACATATTTTTTATCAAAGTATAATATAAAAATGGGAAAAGAAAAACAAGAAAAAAGAGAAATTGAATGCAAAAAATTACAAGGCTATGAGGTGCTAGAAGATATACAAGATGGTGTTTTATATTTAGAAGGAGATAGAATTGATATAATTGAATTTTATAAAGGAAATATAAAGAAAGTAAAAAGCACAGAACATAAAAGCAGTGATTTGTATATAGATTTAACAAATTTTTAAATGGTAAAAGCTAAGCGGTTATAAAATACTACTTAGCTTTTTTAAGTATTTCGCCCAAAATCCCCCGTCCCTAATGGGCAAAAAGGTGAATGAGCGAGAAAATTATGGATTAGTTTCTATTAGCAGCAGCCGTTATTTCCGCCACAGCAACAACATAATACTATTAATATAATGAAAATCCATATACAGTTATTTCCTCCGAAACAACCACATCCGCAATTGTTTCCACAACATCTACTATTATCTGGCATACAATTCACCCCCTTATATAAGTAAGTCTTTTGCTAATTTAATGTCTAGCAGCAAGAAGATCTGTTACATCCGCAACCACAACCACAGCAGAAAAGCAATAAGAATAAAATTATGAACCAAAGAAGTTCACTATTGCAACCGCAATTTCCCATTATAATTACCTCCTTTAAAAAGATAATGATTTCTAAATCTTTCGTATGGTATATATTATTCAAACTGAAAATATGTGTTACAAGGAAGTTTGAAAAAACATTAAAAGAAATTGAAAAAAGGCTATACAAAAAAATAAAATTAATGATATAATCTACAATGAAAATAGACGAATGAAAAAGAGTTATAAGATTACAAAAATAATTACAATTAAATTGTACTTTGAAGAAGGGGTATACAATGGGAAAAATAGTTTTATTAGATGACTCAACAATAAATAAAATAGCTGCAGGTGAGGTTATTGAAAGGCCTGCATCTGCTGTAAAAGAGGTAATGGAAAACTCGATTGATGCGGGAGCAACTGCAATAACAGTAGAAATTAGAAATGGTGGAATTTCGTATATTAGGGTAACTGATAATGGAAAGGGAATAATGCAAGATGACCTAGAAATTGCTTTTGAAAGACATGCAACTAGTAAGCTAAGAAGTGCAGAAGATTTAGACGATATTAAGTCTATGGGATTTAGAGGCGAGGCTTTGGCAAGTATTGCGTCAATTGCGAAAGTTACTTTAGATTCTAAAACGGCTGATAGCTATACTGGATATGAAGTTGTTGTTGAAGGCGGAAAAATATTAAGCAAAGAAGAAGCAGGGTGTGCAAATGGTACAAGCATTACAATAGAGAATTTATTTTATAATACACCAGTAAGATATAAGTTTTTGAAGAAAGATTTTACAGA